GAGGGAAGACCCAAGAAACAGATTTAGAAAAAACAGATGGACGTAACCGAAGATGATGAAAGAATTTGGTTATTTCCTTTTGTTATTGTTAATGTTGGCTATTCCACCAAAAATACTTTTACTTTTATTGGGTAGTCTATATTATTTTATAATGTACTAGGAGGTAAAATGTATAAAATAGCAGAGCAAGTTAAGATTATGAACGACACGGTTAGGGAAACTAGTAATGCTAGTAAATTAAGTGCTTATCGTGAAATTGGAACGATGTTTGGAAAATTAGATACTTCCACTTCAAAAACAATTGTTGTTGGAGTAACTAATATAATGAAACACCTTAAGGAAGAAATCGAAAAACTAGATAAAGAGGTAAAATTTAAATGAAAAATATCTTAATAATAATGTTATTTTTATTTCTAACAGGTTGTGGTTATACCATGAAGTTAGGATTAAAATGTACACCAGGACATGACGAATGGTCTTATGTCTGGTTTATAGAAAAGGAAGGTACAAATGTCAGTAGAAGCAACTGCGGTAACGAATTGGCAAAGTAAACGTATAGATGCAATTAATCGTAAGATTAAAAGATCGAGAAGTGCCCGAGCAATGACCGAAGCATACATAGATGAATATGACAGAGTGTATAAATCAAAATGTAAAACTAAAACGGAGTATAAAAAATGGATACGAACAAGTGGAAAAGTGTAGCCGTAGATATCGATACATATAAAATAATTACTGCTATGGGTGAAAAAGGCTTTAGAAGGCCCGGTGCAATGATAGCAAAGTTAGCTGATTCCGAGCTTAAAATTATTGCTAAAAAGCAAGGTAAGTCTGTAGAAAAGCTCAAAGGAGAGCTTTTAGTGCAGGGATCTAAAAAACTAAACGGAAAATAACCACATATAGTATAGTGAGTACAAATTAATACTTGATTTTGTACTCACTATACGCTACTGAAGAAGAGTATTCCTCATAACCTAATGAAAAGTAGAGGTTTCTAACTACTTAAATTACCGAATAGCGAGCAAATTCTTTTTTTATTAATAATAAAGGAGATTGTTTTGGCAGAAGTAAAGAGAAAACCATTAAGCGAAGTGTTTGATCGAGGTTTAGAAAAATTAGTGATGATAAGTCCTAATAAAAAAACCTATGATGAACTTACTTCAATTATGTATCAACTTTACAATGGTAATGATTTTGGGATGGGGAACTTTAGTCTACAGTTTTTAGATAAAACCGAACGAGCTTGGCGACAAGGACGAAAAAAAGTTGCAAAAAACTTGGGATTGTCTTTGGTTAAGAATGTGTAGCCACCAGTTACTATATCCATATCATTGTCTTTCCGAAACTGGTGGTTATGCTGATGAGTTTATTTGATCATATACGCGATGCAGGAATGCATGATGTAGCAAACATGAGTGGTATAGAACGAACCCATTTCATGAATGAAATTTTCTTAGATTATCAGGCCTCAAAAGATCTCCGACAAATCAAAATGGAGAATTTTTATCTTGAGTTACTCAAACAACTTATTAAAGATTATGGGAACTAATATTGCTACAGAAATATTAAAAACCCCACCATCTTCCGAACACAGACTTTACCAAGCTGTGGTGATTCAAGCGTTTGAAGATTGCTTGTATACGCTAGGCGGTAAGAACGAATCTTATAATAAAAAAGAAGCTCATGAGTGGTTTATGGATAAAAACGAGGATTTTGAATATATTTGTGATCTGGCTAACCTAGATTCTGACCATGTTCATGAAAGATACCGGTGGTGTTTAGAGAATAAAGTGATTGTCTTTACCGAAATTCAATGCTATTGGATCGAGTATAAAAACGAGTATAAACGATATAGATCGGTCGATACGAAGGAAGAGCGAAGATCTATTAAGGAAAGAATAGATACCATTAGGTATAAACTTAAAATAAAGGACAAGAAAAAGAAATGAAAGAAATCGTCATTAGTTTACTAATCTTAGTAAACTCTAATAAAATAGATATTCATAACATTATCATTTACGAGAACTGTTATTCGTGGTATCAAAAGAATGTGGAAATGACAGAGAAAAAAACAACATTATTTAGCAGAAGATCCTACCATGTATATGAAGGGAAAAGGGTTGTTGGTTATATATGCAATCATAAGGAGCCATTTAGTGAGCATTAGAAAAGAGATTTGTGCTAAACTTAGGCTGAATTGGCCTAGAACGCTTTACCTTTGGCTTGTTGTATACTGGGCCTTTTTACTTTATGTCCCCTTTAAATAAAATTAATATTGCTGCTGTAAACTGGGAAAGAACTAAAGATCCTAAGTATAAAAAAGAGTGGTATAAATTAATTAAGAGATGGTCTAATATTATCCGAAAAAAGCCCAAGCAAAAATTGTAATTACACATAAAGAGGCTAAAACAAAAAAAGTAAAATCGTCAAAATTCATAATGGTAAGTGTGGTGAGATTAAGTGAAACTTATTTAATCTTGGGGAAAAAATTCGAGAGAGCACCTAACCCCACCGACTTCACTTATGTCATTGTTCCTCCAGTCTGTAAAGACTTTAAATGATTAAGCTATAAGGTACAAGGAAAAACGGACAACGGACAGCTAAAATGGGGGCATCAGTCTCCCTTTGCCCCCATGAACAAGAAAGATGTTATATAACAAGGGAAGTATAACACAGTCTACTAGAAATCCAAAATAAAACGGGTATTAGGTAATTAGGGGGTAATGCATAATGCAATAATACAACCTAGATGTGTGGGGGTCTAATTTTCTACTATATAGATTATCTAGACCCCTATGCACTTTTTTTAATCAGAGGTCAAAAGTGGTGTATCTGGTGTATCTGATGATTATTATTGTTATATACCAACACTTATAGACGATTTTATGGTGTATCTGATGGTGTATCTATGGTGTATCTGGATACACCACAATATCAATACTTCCTTGCGTAGTGTAAAAATGTTGACTTGGTATAGCTAGTCGTGGGTTAAAATAATCTATATAATAGAAAATGCGATGGGTGGCAAAACTTGGGACAAATAGATCCTGATAACACCCATCCCGAATTAAATTATGACAATAGTTATTAAAGGTATACAATTACTATCAAAGACTAAATTGGGTAGAAAAGCCCTTTCAGTAGCTGAGAGAAAGCTTAGGAGAGCTGCGAGCCGTAAAAAGGCTAGACAGTCCGTTAAGTCCGTAGATAAATATAATATCAAAGCAGGATCAGCTAGCACAAAAGGTCCTGTTCCAATTAAGAAACAATCACTACAGAAAAGCACTTTAAGTGGCAGAACTTATTCAATATCTAATAACAGATTAAGCGCTAAAACAATGCTTGATATAGGTGGTGGTTATGGACAAACATCTACAGCAAGATTTCAAGATGCGGTGAAAGACTTGATTGGTTTGGATAAGCTAAGTATAAGAAAAGCATATAAAAAAGGAATAAGGAGAAAAAAATGAAAAGTGGTAAATATTTGTCAGGAGGATTGATAAGAGGACCGGGTGGTAGAGCTTTAAAATCGTTTATAAAATCTGATTTATATAAGGGTCTTAAAAGCGCCCTGATAAAAAGAGTTGATAAACTTTACAGCAAAGGTGTTAGTACGGCTGGTAAGATTACATCAAAACAGAGATCTGATTATTTAAAGGGTCTGAAGAGATTAGATATTAAAAACCAGAAAGCTGAAATAATTGGAAGAGCTATGAGGGTTGCTAAAAATACTAAAGTTGGTGTGGATATACCAAGACCTATAAAAGCAGCTTTACTCAGAGGTGCGAGAGGCATTGGTAAATACCAGAAAAAAGTTGGTGAACAAGGCAAAGCTTATTTAGCCAAGGGTGAGAGAATGATTAGAGGGAAGAGGGATAACTAGTGGTTTTTCAAATAATTACAAAAGGTGGAAAATTACTTTCAACCCATTCTAAAAGTAAGGCCCTTAAAGCTATTAAAGAAGGTGGTAAAAAGGCACTTAAAAAATTTGTTGAAAGAGTATCAAACAGAAAAGAATATAACAGAAAATTAAAACAAAGATATCAAGCAAGAAAGCGAAAAGAAGGTGATCCTGTATATGCTGCTAAAGCTAAGGCAAGACAAAAAAAATTCTATAAACACGAAATGAAAATGTTACACAGCAGTAAATATTTTGATAGAATAGTAAGTCCAGAGTACAGAAGAGCCCAAGCCAACACATTGGTAAAGCCAAGGGTTGCTGGTAGATTAAACCCAAAACAGAAAACAGCTATCCGAGGAATGCCAGTACAAAAAAAATCTAAAGGTGGTTTAACTTATAAAAGAGGTGGTTTCACTTATGGCTCTTAAAGCTAAAGCACTAAGGACTATAGATGATCTGACTCCAAAGCAAAGAAAGTTTGTTGATATACTTGTAGCGAACTGGGGCGAGATTACAAAAGCCGAAGCTTGTAAGAGAGCTGGCTATGATGCCAAGAACGATAAAAATTTTTCCGACATAGGAAGTAGATTAACTTTAAGAAGACATAACCCACACGTAGTTAAATACATGGATCAAGAGCTTGAGAAAGCGAAGGCCAAGTATGAAAAAGACAGACTGCGAAGATACAAAAGATTAGAAAAATACGCTGACGCTGCTTATACTGAAAAACAATTTGCATCAGCTATCAATGCTGAATTTAGATCAGGACAATTAGCTGGTTTATATGTAGATAAAAAAGAAGTAAAAGTATCAGGACTGGAGGGTATGTCACGTGGAGAACTTGAAAAGAAACTCAAGGAATTATCAAATAAGATCGATGGCTTCAACGCCAAAACGATCGAAATTGAGCCAGAGACAAAAAAATTACATAAGTAGTTTTAATTGGCAATCCTTCATAACTGTATTTAACGAGGTTCATAACCAGGATCTCAAAATGAATTTAGGTAAAGTTAATGTTGAGACGAAAAAAAAGTAAATACAAACATGCTATTGTTGGTGGTAAGAGATATTACTTATATAGAATTACATGGATAGATCCGTGCGGAGATTCGGGTCATGCTGAGGCAAGTGAAGTTAAAAAGTTATTGCCTGCTAAAATGGTTACGCAGGGTTATCTTTACGACAAAGATAAGAAAAATGTGTGGACATTTGCAAGTTATGACACAGAGTCAGCAGTTTTCTCCGATCGTAATGTACTACCAAGATGTTTAATTCAGAAGATGGAAAAGGTAGACAACCGATCTGAATAATTTATGAAAAAGCGTGAGTCAAAGCTCTGGCAAAGAATTAAAAAACATATAACAAAACCTCATTTAATTCGTGTAGAATCTAATACAATCAATGGTATTCCTGACATTAACGGTTGTTGGGATACAAAAGAATTTTGGATGGAACTTAAATCGGACAAAGTTGGATATCCGAAGCTATCTAAATGGCAAATTAGTTGGATTAACAAACGTATATCACATGGTGGCATAGTTATCATCTGCAATGAGACCCTCTTGGAGAAGAGTTTGAAACTGTACAGACCGTTGTCCGCTATCCGTGACCCTCGTTTACTGAAACCTCGTGCCTCGTTCTCGTTTCCCGTACAATGGCCACTGGTCCAGCGTGCCATCCAGCAGCTCCTGCAGCTGGATCCGGGAGAAGCTCGTTCTCGTTCCGATGACGAAGACCAACGAATCGAAGAAGAGATAATAAGGGGCTCAGGCAGCGTCACGTCAGAGGACTTTAAAGAACTATAATTCTCGTGTATTCTCGTCTCGGGGGCCAACTTTTATATCATTGTTTTCCGTTGAGCCCCCACCATCGGCAGCCTGGCTACGAACTCTTGTTCTCGTTCACCGAAGCAATCCTCGTTCTCGTTTAGGAAAAGAAAGGTGAGGATCTGGTAACCTAGTAAGCCTGCCACCACCTACCTAGGTTGGGTGATACCTCGTTCTCGTTTCAGGAAAGGATAATAAGTATGGGTAATTAACTTACAGGGTGCAGGTCGTCCAGAGCTTCAGTCATACCCCTTAGTAAAAAATAAATGAATTTTCTTCTTGACTCCTGTCCCATCTGGTCTTATATACATTCAGGATCGCACTGCATCCGCTGGCATTGTATAGTCAAGCCGGGTTTGACTGGTGCGGCCCGCTAACAATGAACAAAGGATAACAATGAACAAGACAATAAAGATTGAAGTGAATGCAGGATGTGTAACTGACGTGACTGGTTTACCGGAAGGATACGATTACGAAATAGTGGATCATGACGTTAAAGAACCAGTAGATGAATTACATTTACAAGGAAGCACGATGGCCAAGACACATGTGATAAAGGATGACGGTACGGTGACCGTTCTAGAAGGAAAGATAGAAGAACTTAAGGAGATGCAGGGGCTCGTTAAGGGACCAATTGAAATCGTAAACGCTGCAATGCCAACAGCTTCGCCTGAGCTGCCTGGTTCTGAAGCACTCAAAGAAATGGTAGTGAATGAGGAAGGTCTCTTCAACACTTCGTTTCAAACTAATGAAAAGGCCAGGAAGATAATAGCGGATGGCCTGCGGGTGCCGCTGGAAAGTATACAGGACATTCGTGGAGACGTGTTTGTTACTGATGGTTGGAGGATCGCGTGATATCATTTTTGTTATTGCTGCTCGTTTTGTATCCCAACTTCATGCTGCCAGTGCTGGGACTAGTTGTTCTCACGGGAGCTGGACTCTGGTGAAGCTCTCGCTCGTCTCGTTTAGGAAACGAGTTAGTTTAGAACAGTTTTAAGGTAGCTGGGTGGCACGGCAGTGCTTCCAACCTAGACAGCTTAGCTAAAATTCCCTATGTTCATTTCGGGTTTTTCTTGTTGACTTTGGTATGGGATATGATAAGACAATGATGTGGTAGGTAGCGAGAAAACTGGGCAGATCAGACTATTTGTGTACGATACAGTTTGCAGACTGGTAGTGGGGGGTCGTAATCCTGTATTCCTATTTACCACATGCGGGGTTCAATACTAACGAGACCGCCAATTAGCTATTGTGCTTAGACCCGTAGAACTTGAGGTTCGGGGACGTGTTGAACCAAGCGCGCAAAGATAACAAAGGAGAAAGATATGGGACTAGACCAAATTGCTCATTTACGAAATAGGAAAGTAAATTGGGAAAAATACTATGATGATGATAAGGACGAACAAAGTGGCGTCTTCGTTTGGAGAAAACACGCTCGACTTCAAACCTTTATGAGTAATAAGTTTGCCGAGCAGAACGCAGAGGCAATAAAAAAACAAGAGGAACTCAATAAGAAGAAAAAGGACTCGTTCTTTGATTTAGGACATCTCGGTATGAACGGAGATGATGAGTTATATATTACTGAAGAGATAGTTAGGGAACTGGAAGCCGAGTGGAAAGATAATTATCATCACTCGTTTTGTTCAGACGGTTTCTTTTGGGGACAACAGTTTCAAGAAGAGGCAGTCAAAGAGTATAAAGCACAGGATAAAAAATTTATTGAGTGGTGTAAGGAAG